GTGAAGTACGTCAGTAAAGTAGTTGCCGCAGCTGTTCTTGGTTTCACCCTCGCAGGCTGCACCGGCACCGCCATCAAATCCCCACAATACGACAGCAGCCAATACACCGTCCTGGGCCACAGCGAAGCCAGCGCAACCGGCATCATGCTGTTCGGCGTCATCCCGATTGGCCAGAACGACCGCTTCGTCCGCGCCCAAGATGCAGCCATCAAGGCCAAAGGCGGTGATGCACTGATCAATACCCAAGTGCAGGAAAACTGGTTCTGGGCTTGGGTGCTGAGCGGCTACACCACCAAGATTTCGGGTGATGTGATCAAGCTGAAAACTGCGCAGTAAAGGAATGTGAAGTTGTCGACACTGCCGGGGTTTTAGTCTCGACAGGCGGCAGATCATGGGCTGGCTCTTCAGGGGCGGCCCATGAACATGTCTTGAGCCCAATTGGGCAAGCGCTGGGCTTTCAAACCCCTTAAATCACAAAACCCCTGGTTTCTTTCGAAACCAGGGGTTTTGTTTATATCGAATTTGGCGGTGAAGGAGAGATTCGAAACTACCCGCAACGGGTTCTCAATTTACAAAGTGCCCGGTTTACGGGGGCTGCAGCGGTGTTGCCTCTTCAAAAAAACATCAATTTTAGTCCCATGGTAGTCCCATGGATTTTGCACCAATTTAGTGCGACAGGGTTGGTAGGGGTTAAAAAACGGCATCCCGACTAATTTATGTTGAGGCATGGGAAAAAGGTAATATTGGTAATACGCCAAAAAAAATAGAGTAAATCCCTTTATTTTCAATAACTTAATGGATATTTAGAAAGGTAATAATTTGGTAATTTATAGGTTAGGTCATTACCTTTAAATCGAGTAATTCCTGTGATCCTCAATCCCCAGCAAAATCAGGCAGTTGCGCAAATATTACCTTTGCCATTACCAAATATTACCCCTCAAGGTAATGAGTCAAACCCACGGAATACGGGGTCTACAGCAGGTGCAATGCCATTCCTAACCAAAATTACCTTTTTCCCAGCCCTGGTTCCAAAATAGCCATCAAACGAGCGAGTCCTGGAGCTGTGGACTAGTCTGAGGATTCAAGAAGAGGAGCCTTCGTATGGCGCATGAATATTCGCTCTCAGATGTGCTTGAGAGAATGTATGAAAATCAACTGGCCCTTGAGGCTGCCGTGATGGAACTCACGCTTCGCCTAGAACAGCAAGGCTCAGTAGAAGCAGGTGAAAACGTGCGCGGAGCATTGGAGGCGATTGGTGAAAACGCCGGGCACATCAAGCAAGGGCTGGCTCGCCTCAAGGGGTCAGAAGCCGATAGGGACCAAGACAAATTATGAAACGCCCCAATCTCACTGACATCCTTAACCTACGAGGCTTGTAGCAGCTTTCGGCCTCATCGAAGGCAGTCACGGACGGCGAGAAAAAAGATCTATATCGTTTTGGAAAATGCCCGTATTCCTATATTTTTCTCTCTAACCATCAATGAAATCTGGGCCTCCAGCCCTGCCCCGCCCGTGACCCTCTGCTGCCCCGACCTGCAACCGCGCTGCACTTCTCTTCAAAACTTCGCAATCTGTGAAACTGCCGGTCGCCCGAAGAGCACCCCGGCCCGCCTGGTCTGCCGGCTCGTTTGCACTACATCTGGGTTTGCGCAAAAAAAGGACACAAACCCCGTCGGCGGGAGGGGGATAAGTGCTTTTTGGGATGTTTTTTTATCAAGCGCTGCCTACTGATGACAACATGGCCGCTCGCAGCCGCCTAACAGCGGTAAGCCGTAAACGCGTCAGGATCTGGATGCGCCCATGATTGGATCCTCCCACCAATGATCTCCACACAATGCGATCTGTCATGGTCGACTCTCTGTCTCCGGTATGGACACTATTTTACTTCCTACATATCCTCCCAGACATGACAGAATCCGGCAACACGGAAGAGAAAATGCATAGCCTTGTGAAAATTTAATTCTCCACCTCCAGCGGCTAACGCATAAATAGAAGTTAAACTTTAGAAGTGCAAGGAGCAAACCAAAAATGAAAGCTATAAATAAAATCAGAGGGTTACTACCACACACCGAACGCCCCTTCGAGATAAATTTGAACGGCAGAAACTTATTGATTGTTGGAGGAAACGGCTCAGGAAAAACCTCATTCCTAGAAGCTTTATTTGCAACCGTGCGAAACAACATAGCTTACGGCAACATTAAAAACATTTCAGTGCATAAAAAAGCAATCGAAGATTTGACAAAGGCACTTTCGGCCCCCAATTACAACGAAGAACAAAAAGCCAAATTTAGCGATAGATTAAAAACCGAAAACCTTACAATACAAGAAATTTACACCCCATTTGAAATCAACTACAGCGACCACAAGAAACTTATATCCGGCCACGAGAAAAGAATAGCTTTAATCAATACATTCCCTGCTAATAGAAAGGCACAAATCAGCGATGTACATTCCGCAATGGGATCTAAAACGCCTGTAAACAGCATGTACCTTGATCAAAATCTAAGTTCAACCCTAGAACAACATCTCGTAAATCTGCATGTACGCTCCGCGCTAAGTGCCTATAGGGGAGAGAAAGAAAGCCAGCGAGCAATAGAAATAAAAAACTGGTTTGAAAGCTTTACAAAAAATCTACGATTCCTCTTTGAAGACGATTCAACCAACTTAATATTCGACGCAGATCAGTTGCGATTCAGAATCCGGCAAAAAGGCAAGAAAGAATATCCGTTCCAAACATTGTCTTCCGGCTACTTGGCAATTTTTGATATTTATGCCGACCTACTAATGCGAACCGAGCATCTAGATACGACCCCAGCAAACTTAAGCGGCATCGTAATTATTGATGAAATCGATGTACATCTACACATTTCTTTGCAAAGAAAAATTTTTCCGTTTTTATGCAATTCCTTCCCCAACATTCAATTCATAGCTAGTACCCATTCACCATTCGTAGTTACGTCTGTGGATGACGCGCTCATATACGACTTGAGCACAGGTAGAGAAAGCAGTGATATGTCAATGTATTCGATTGATGCCGTAGTTGAAGGGCTTCTTGGAGTACCGTCAGTTTCAAAGCAACTTGAAAAAACAATAAAAGACTTGGCAAACGTAACATCTTTAAAAAACTTTAAAGTTGCCGAAGCCGAATCGATCTTGGCAAAACTTTCCCCTCACGCTGATTCGCTGGACGCAGAATCGAGAATGTTTTACGAAATCGCAGTCAATAAAGTGATAAAGCAAAAAGCAAAAGGAGTTTAAAAATGTTCAATGTCATTCGCAGCGAACACCCTCCTGCTTCGCTTGCTGAGAAAAAATCATGGACCGAAGCAGATGTAATAGAAGCTTTGAGGCATGACTTCTCGGACAAGTGTTACATTTGCGAAACCAAAGACCCTCTCAGCTTGAACGTCGAGCACTTTGACGCCCACCAGGGCGATCCTTTAAAAATGTACGAGTGGACCAACTTATTCTTTGCGTGCGGGAGATGCAACAATCTAAAACGTCATTTATTCAACAACCTCATAAATTGCACAGACCCTGCAACCAACGTCTTCAAATTAATAAAACACCATCCGCCGCTTACTCCATTTTCAGCGCAAGTACTTATCGAACCCAACGACAACGATCCGAAAACAGTCGAAACTGCCAACTTAATAAGAAAGGTCTTCAACGATGACAATACGGGAAACAAAGCAGTAACTGCCACTTACCTTAGAAAAAGGGTATTCAGACGCTACGCAATACTTGTCCAGCATATGAATACTTACGAAAGTGAAGACAGCTTACCAGAAGAAAAAGCTTACTCTCTGGAGAAAATCAAACACTTGATGAATAGACGCCAAGAATACTCGGCTTTTTTAAGATGGGCTGTGCTAGATTCTCCAGAACTCTTAGAACTGGTTAAGGACTCAATCGATTAGTCTCGACTGCCACCATCCAAATACAACACGATGTGGCAAACATCGTGTTTATATCTTCATCGCCTTATCGGCTACTTCTATCATCCTTAGATATAATCACAATCGACAAAACTCTAAATAGTTATTATTTTAAGCCTTTTATGGAGATCCGAAACTTGAACGGCTTTTGCAGTAAAGGCTGTCACGTCGGTCGGATTTGGGCCTGATCCTATATGGGTGTGACCTGCCAACTGAGTATTCATTTGCTGCACTAGGTCGAGCAAATCACACAGCACCTGCAGCACGTTCACCCCTTCGGACCCCAACCATGTTTTGGGCGCTACCAACCGCTGACTGAACCCTGCCACGCTCTTACGCATCCCCTGAACCCTCTCCTCCATATCCCCACCCACCGTGGCGTTATGCTTCTGCCCCACCACCAGGTTCAAATCCCGCCCGGTCGCCTGATGCAAATCATCCACCGCCGCCAGACTCGCAGATCCCCCCGACAGCAGCTTCAGCGCGCCCAGCGCCTCGATCTTCTTAATCCCACCCACTGACTCGCTTGAATGGTCATCCACCGTCCTGGTATGGCTCTGGAAGCTCTCCGTATTCTGCATGGCCTCCACTTCCCGCTCTATCGCCTTGTCCCGGATCTTGCCGTCCGTTTGGCGCAGCCAGTTGCCGTCCGCGTCGACGCGTTGCTGGCAGGCCTCGCTGTGCTGCCACACCTGGTCGCCCTTCGGTACCCGGGGCAGGCTCAGGCCGTGGGGCAGGATCTGCGTGATAAAGGGCTTATGCGGCAAGCCATAGGCAAAGCTGACCACCACGGTGGTGCCTTCCTCCGGGAAGCCGAACATGCCCGCCTCTTGCCCGCCCATCGGCGCCGGCAACGGCAGGCCGGTCAGGATCGGCAGCGCGGGATCTGGCTCGCCATCGGGCAGCAACACTTCCACGTCGACGCCAAAGCGCGGCCGGAAGTCGTCACATAGACCAGGTGCGGCCGGCGCATCGGGCACGGCCACCACTCGGCCAAAGCGTGGCAGGTGATAGCCTCCGGTCAGTTCGGGAAATTGTCGCTCTATGCTGCGACGGATTGCGTCGTCCATTTGATCGCCATTTGGTTGCCGGCAAGGGTCACGCTGGTGACTCTCTCGCCCTGGTTGATGGTTGCACCTGGTCGAAGTCCTGGAAGGGCCGCGATCATGGCGCTCTGATTGCCCTGGTAGCCGTCGAACAGTTCGACGGGGAGCTGCAGCGGCGAGCGGATGCCGAAGAAGCTGTCGGCCCAACTGCCCACAAACACTTCGCCGTCGCCCTGCTGCTGCCAGATAAAGTCGGGGATGCTGAACACGCTGGCCAGGCTGTCCATCGCCAGGTAGCCGGCAGCCAGGCTGTAGAAAAACGGCGCCTTGACCTTGGCATAGGCCTTGTCCGGCACCCGGAAGCGCAGCCCGGTCTTGTCACTGACCTCGGCCAGTACGCCGTGTAGGTCGACGTGGCGCAGGTTCAGGGGCATCGGTTGCGACAGGATCGCCGCCAGTTCGCGGCAGACCAGAATCTGCTGCACGCTGTTGATCGCCGTGGAGCGCTCGACGAAGCCGATAAAGTGACGTTGCAGCGGGCTGTCGTTGTAGCCGACATCGAGCATCACCAGGCCTTTGACCGGGGCGTCTGCCTGGATGGTGAAGGTCGCCCGGCCGGGGCTTTTGAGATCCAGCCGGACTTCGTCCTTGATCAGCGGGTACGGCGTGCCGCCGATGGTCAGTACCTTGTGCAGTTTCATGGTGTCGGGGCCAGCCAGTCATCGACCTTTTTTAAGGTCCGTTCAAAGCCGCTCAGCTCCCCAGGGGCGCCGGTGCCGTCACTGCCACCCGGGGCGCTGTCTACGGACGAGCCCGGGCCGGATTGCGATGTAACGCCATTACCGGTGCGGCGGTTCTCCACGCGTTCGGGGTTGGAGAGTTTTTCCGACAGGGTGAACTGCACCAGCCACTGATTAAGGGTGTCGTCTTCTCGTGCACTCACGCCGTCGCTGAACTGCACTTCACGAATACCAAACGCGGCGGCGGTGTCATTGACGATGCGGTACATCTTGAGCTGACCACCGCCGGCCGTGGCTTCGGCCAGGCGCATCAGGTCGCGCAGTTGCACGGCGTCGACAAAGGGCACCGCCAGGCTCACGGCCAGGGTTTTGGGCTTGAAGCCCTTGTGCGCGGTCTGGCTGTTGCTGGTCTGGCCCGACAGGTCGTCGCTTTCGATCCGCAGGTTGGCGGTGATTTTCAGGCGTTTGCCCAGGATCTGCTGACCATCGAGTAGAAGTGTCATAGGCCAACCAGCTCCCGTACAAAGCTCAAACCATCCCGCGACCCCACCAGCAGCACGCCGGCGCACAACACCCACTCATGACCAGGTGCATCGCCCTGGAGCAAGGCCCGGCGCAATTCGTTGTTGTCGCCTGGGCCGAGGATCCGCGCGCGCATGCTGTGGTCGGCATTGCCGCCGGCCAGCAGGGCTTTTAGGTCGTTCAACTGTTTGTCGCGGCCTTGCTGCTGGGCAGCCTTGCGCCCAGCGAGTGCCGCCAGATCACCCATGGGCGAGCTGTCGGCCACGTAGCTTTCCAGCACGGCGATCTGGCCGGCCATGGATTGCTTGGCGGCCTTGACCAGCGTGCAGCGCTCCAGGGGCAATGCGGACCAGCGCGGCAAAGGCCCGGCGCTGGGGATCTCCCACTTTTCAGTCTCAAGCCGCGACAGGTTGCGCGCTCGTCGTTCGGCGCGCACCAGGTCAGGGATCGGCAGCAAGGCATTAAAGCGCGCCAAGGTGTCGGCAAACTGATCCAGGCGCGTGCCCAGGAACATCAGCGACAGCGCATATTGCGGCCCGGCCGGGCGGCCGTTGTCGCTGGCGTCGACCAGTTTGGCGGCGAGCTGCTGCAGCAAGTTCGGCGCAGATAAAAAGCGTTGATGGCCACGGCCCTGCCCAACCCCGCTTTGAAACGGCGTTACCGCCAGGCAGGCCGGCGCCTCGCCCATCTGCCCAGCCAGTGCGGCGCGGCCGGCCTCGATCGCGCCTTTGGCGGCACCACCGACCGGCCCCGGGTTGGTGTTGGTCAGTCCATCCAGACCCGCCAGGCGCTTGGCGGTGCTGACCAGCTCGCCGCCGGCCAGGCTCTTGGCGGCATCAAGCTGTTGCATCCATGCGGTGGATTGCTCGGGCCAACGCATCGTCACCGGTGCCCATGGCGCATCAGTCAGCGACATTGCCCACCTCACTTACGGTCTGGTTGATCAACGCAACGGCTTCGTCGACCACCTGGCGGGCGTAATCAAACTGGCCGGCGCTGGCCAGGTCACGCACGGTCGCCTTGGCCAGCAGCCGGGTTTCGCGGATGCGGTACTGCGCATCGCTGAACTGCGCGGCCTCGCGCAGGATGCTGTCGGCAGACTCTTGCGCGGTAATGCCGTGGATGGCGCCGGCGGCAACGGCACGCGGAATGGCGTCAGCAGGATAGCCGGCGTCCTTGAACTGCTGGGCCTCAGCGGCGGCGGCTTCATACTCCAGGGCGCGCAATGGGTCACCGATGATCAGCACACGGGCGTCATCGGCGGCTTTGTCGAGGATGGCCAGCAGTTGTTCCAGGAGCACGGCGGCGGTCGGCTGGTCGGGCTGCACAACCACCGGTTGGCCGTGCTGGTCCAGGACGATCGGCAAACCGGCGCTGATCAGCGAGTCGCGCAGTTCCTCGCTGATTTCGATGGCACCGGCCGGAATGTCCTCGCGGTCATCCGAATAGAAGCCGGCTTCGAGGGGGTCAAAAAAGGGCATGGTTTTCTCCGTTAATAGCCGACGAACATCCAGGCGAACTCGGTGCCATTCAGGCCGGCAAGGTTTACACCTTCGGCCTGAATAACCGCGTTGGTTCGGCTTATGGAGCGGCGCAGGTACATGGTTTCGTGGTTGGCGCCGGCGGAACTGTTGACCGGCATCGCGCCGCCCCACAGGCAGGCGGTCGGGAAGGCATCGGCAAAGGTCAGGGTTACCACTTCACCTTCCGCAAATGCCGAGCCTTTGGAGTAGGTGCCGCACTTGAAGATCATCCCGCCCGGCAGCGGAAAGTTGTGCCCGCCTGCCGCGCTGGTGATCGGGTACAGTGAATTGATGATCTTGTCGCTCAGTTGCCGGCCCCAGGTGCCGACCACGTTGTTATTGATGGTGCGCACCCACACATCGCCGTTGGCCAGGGTCACCCAGCGAAAGTCGAGGTTGCTTCCTACACCGGTGCTGCTGACCTGCACGATCCCAGGGCCGGAAGACGGCGCGCCCGGTGTGGACGCGCCACAGGCATAGGTGCCGGTCGCAATCGAGCGGCTACCGAGGCTGTCCAGGACAGGCATGGCGGCGCCGCCCTGGAACGTGCCCAGGCCAAATTCATTTAGCGCACTTTTGACGTAGGCGGTATCGGTCAGCCGTACCCACGGCAACCAGGTGTTTTGCGTGCTGCTGCGTGCCCACACCGTTGGCGTCGGCGCATTGTAGGAAGTGGCGATTTGCGCCCGGTCGCTGCTGTCGCTGATCGTGCCGTAGAAGGTCGTGGTGATATGCCAGAACAGGACTTTGTCCGGGCAGTTGGCGTGCTTGGTCACAATCACCGGCGAGACGGACAGGTTCGGGTCTTGCTGGTCGGTGCCCTGGCTCAGGTTGCGGGTTGCCGACGCCAGAAATTCAGGGTTACTCGCCACGGCTCGGATAAACGCAGTGGTGCCCAACACATCATCACGTCGGCTATTGATCTGGCTGGCCAGCGCGATCGCGTTGGGGACCTGGTCCAGCTTTACATCCTCCTTGGTGGTCGCCCGTGCGCGCAAACTCGCGTAGTCGCCGTTGCGGGCGGCAAAGTGCGCCACCAGCGGCCCGCCGATCGCCTCGATCGAGCGGCGCTCGGTAACCACGCTGGCACTCGATATATCCGCGATCGGCACGCAGTAATGCGGCACGCCGGCGCTGTCGGTGTAGTCGACCACATTGGCGCCGTACACCACGCGCCAGGTGGCAGAAACGCTGCTCTGGTCACGCTGCAGGGCCACATCCAGCCAGGCCGCCGTGGGCAACGCGGTCGGCGCCGCCACGGCAGTGACGCCGCCCAACTGCAGGCGAATCCCTTCGATATAGGCCGTGCCGGGTTTGACCTGGTAGACATTGCCGACCTTCTCCAATTGCAGCGAACTGCCGAAGAAACAGGCGCGACCAAATATATCGCGGTTGCTCAGGCGCTCGCGCTCATCGATGCCGACCAGGCGCGCCGTAAAGTCATGCTGCCAGGTACTGGCATCGATGCGGATAGCGGTCAACGCCTTCGCACCGTCGAACACCACCAGGAAGTTGCGCGTGAGGTTGTTGCCGATCTGTTGCGGCGGGATATTGCGGCGCTTTTGCTGTTGCGGCAGGTAGGCCACGGCCAGCAGCACGTTCTCGGCGGTTTCCAGGCCGATCCAGTTAAAGTCGAAGTCACCCACGTCGCTGCCCAGCATCAGGCTGTACACCACCTGGTTGGGGTTTACATAGCCCGCCTGGGTCAGCGGGTAGCTGCCAACGATCTGCGCCGCCACGGGCTTGCCAGCGGCGCGGTCCACGGCGGTATTGGGGTTTAGGCCTGGCACATTGGCCAGGACAAACCGGACCACGTCGAGGGTCTGCTTTGCGCCTTGTTTCTGCGCGATCAGGCTTTCGCCGGCAAGGGTAATACTGGCTCCCATGGGGGGCTCCTAAAGTCTGGCAACCAGGGTTTGCTGGTCATCGTTGAAGTCCGCCACCGCGACAAACAGGGTCACGGGGGTGATGGTGACGAAGTCATAGCGCCGGCACGTGCGGCCGTATTGCTGGAACAGCACGCGCAGCAGCTCGGGGTTTTGCGACAGTTGCGAGTCGGAAAGGCGCAGCAGCACCACGTCCCAGTCGCGACCGGGTTGGCGCTCCTCGATCTCGACGTACCCCACGCCCAGGCGCTCCAGGATGCGTTTCATCCCGGCGGTGCTGCCGGCGTCGCGGGCATTGATAAAGGCGAACTTGACCCGCAGGCGGTACAAACTTTCGGGCTCGGCCTTGAAGCGGGTGATATCGCGCTGCCAGGCCAATAGGTCGAGCACGGTGATATGGCAGGTGTCGGCGTCCATCTGCAGCAGGGGCCAGCGCAGCCAGCCCTCGACGCTTTCCCACCAGGACTGCGCGGCCTTCTTGAGCTTGGTCAGCTCGGCCCCATCCAGCCAGAACGGCAGTTGCAGCTTAATCATGCAGCACCACCTCCAGGCTCTGGATCCGTGGAATATTCAGCTCGGCAACGATATCGGCCGTGGCAAAGCGCAGGGATTCGATACCGGCGAACTGCTGGTGAAGCTCTTCACCCAGGCGGCTAAACGAGAACCGCGACTGCGGATAGGTCAGGGTCGGCTGGAAGTCGGTGGCCGTGCTTTCGCGAAAGGCCGCACGCACAAATAACGCGGCGTTGTCCTTGAGGGTGGTGCGCTGCTCGACGGTCAGCGTGGAGCGCGGCCAGATCTCCAGCTTGAGCACGTGTTGGGTCTGCGGCATAACCATCACCAGCAAGTCATCGCCGTGGCCGTGGTTGCCCTGGTCGCGGATATGCGCGTTGATTTGCGCCAGGTAGGTCGCTGCCGGCACGCCGGCTTCAAACAGCACATAGGCATTGGCACTGCCCGGCCCCCGGGGTGCGCCATGTTCGAAGTACACGCCATCGGGGCGCACGCCGGGGAAGGCGGAAATCATGGCGCGGTACACCGCGTCGGTGTGCCACTGGTTGACCGCCGAGAACTGATTGCGCGTGCGCAGGCGCAGCTCGTCATTGGGCTCAGGATCTGCACCTGGTGTAATCAACCAACCGTCGCTGTTCACCACCTGGGCGATGCCCGGTACCGGAACGGGCAGGATCGCGTAGTAACCCGGGGCCAGGTTAAAACCGGCGCCGGTGTCGACCGCCTCGATCGGAATCTGCAGTTGCATCAGCCCATCCGCAAAGATGCCCACGGCCGTGGTTACCACCTGGTAGATATGCCCGTTGATCGCGGCGGATTGCACCAGCGTGCCGATCGGCACCTCCAGGGCGCCGCCGGCGGCTTCGCGGGTAAACAGCAAAAAACCCTTGGCCTTGGTCGCGCCCTTGCGCTCCACGTTGACCGCCCAGGCCAGCATGTCGAGCCAGGCGCCGCCGGCGGTCTTGACGAAAAAGTTCGGCAGCACCGTGGCGGTGAAAAACTCCAGGATCCACAGCACCGGCTTGGTCACCAGGGCACGTACCACACGCCAGAACGGCGAATAGGCGCTGGTATTGCTGAGTTTGCTGCCCTGGGCGGCGACTTCTTTTTCCCACGCCTGCAGCAACCCGGCTTCGGTGGTGGGAATACCGGCGTCGGCCAGCGCCTGTTTAAAATCTACATCACTCACAAAGCCACCTCGACAGTGCCGAATTTCAGGGTTTTTGCCGTGACCAGGTACTGGCCGGGCTGCTGCTGGAGGATCTGCGCGGTGCCCGGCACCAGGCGCTCGTCAGCCTCCACCCGCAGTTCCAGTTGCTGGATGCAGTCGCGTTGCTTGAGCCGGTCGCGCTCGGCCACCAGGGTCACCAGCAGGCCGCTGTCGCGGATCATGTGAGCGATGTCCTGGGCGATGCTGGCCCGGTCATCGATCAGCAAGGGCTGACGTGATGGGTCCAGCACCAGGTCATTGCCGGCAATCAGCAGATCGATGTATTCGCTCATCCGCCCACCGACATGGCCATCATGTTTTCCAGCTCCAGCGGGGTCATGGGCTTGGCGGTGTTGATGTTCAGGTTTTCCACATGGGTGCCTTTGTTCTGGCTGCTGTTGTTGTTCTGGATGCTGGTCAGCAGCCCGCCCGGGGGCACGGCGTTGGGCCGCGCCGGCGACAGGCTTGGAATGGCTGCATTAATGGTCTGCTGGGCGCGCTGCGCCGCTGCTGCGCTGTCCACGGTGTTGACGCCGATATCGGTACCGGGCACTTCGGGCATGGCGCCAAAGCGGGTTTCGATATCCACGCCCGGGATCTTGTTGAGCATCTCGATCAGGCCGTTTATCGCGCTGTGAAAGATTGCGACGATGCCGTCCCACGCGGCCTTGGCCATCCCCGACCAACCGCCCATCGAGGCGAACCAGTCCGACAGCGCGGTCAGTTGATCGCTGACCCACTTGAACGCCTCGCTGTTCATCAGCGCGTCGGTCCACTCGTCCCAATACACAACGGCGGCGACCACCGACGCGACCAGGGCCATCACGCCGATTACGATCCACGCGACGGGGTTGGCCAGCAGTGCCGCATTGACCAGCCAGATCGCGCCCTGCCACATCAGCATCGCGCCGCGAACCACGCCCAGCACGGCGGTCAGGCCGTAGACCACGGTGATATAGGTCAGCATGATCAGCTTTTGCAGCAGGAACACGGCGGTGGTGCGCAAGCTGATCATCTGCACCACTTTCCAGACGGTCACCATTGCCAGCCAGGCCATACGGCCGGCGCCGATGGCAAAGGTCAGCAGCGACATCACCGCAATCAGTGCCAGGATCGACAGCGTAACGATGCCGATCACACGGGTGATATTGGGGAACATCTGCGTCCAGCGCGTCATGGTGCCGGCGATGCCCGATAGCTTGGCCATCAGCGGCGTCAGGATCGGGATCAGCGCCTGGCCGAAGGCAATGCGCAACGCCTCGACGGCCGCGCCAAATTGCTGCCAGGGGTCGACCATGGCGTCGGCCATGTTCTTGGCGTCCTCAAGGCCGCGCACCTTGCCCAGCTTGTCCATGCCATTGCGCAGGCGATCAGTGTCCTTGGCCAGGGAGCTAATCACCTGTGCGCCCTCCCCGCCAAACGCGTCCATCAGCTTGGCACTGGCCGACGCGCTGGTCAGGTCGCCCAGCTTGCCCTGCAGCTTGTCCATGATCTGCAGCATGGGCAGCGCCTTGCCGTTGGAGTCAGTGAACTTCAGGCCCATTTTTTCCGACGCAGCGCCGAGGTTTTCAAAGAACGCCTTGTAGCGCCCGCCGGCGTCGCCGCCTTCCATGGTGCTGCTCAGCGAGCCGATCACCGCGAACTGTTCGGCAATATCCACGCCGGCAGCCGTGGCGATCGAGCCGACTTCCTTAAACGCGTCCTTGAGCTGGGCGCCATCAGTGCGAAACAGTTGCACCGCCAGGGCCGTCTGCCCGCCAAGCTTTTCAACCCATTCGCCCTTGCCCATGGCGTCGGCCTGGCCCTTGAACAGGTTGTACATGGTGCCCACGTAGGCGCCCATGGTGTCGGCGTCGGATTTGGTGGCCTTGGCCAACAGGTTGCTGGTGTTGGTAAAGGTCGCCAACTGGCTTCCGGTCAGCCCCTTGATCGCGCCCTCGATGCTGTAGGCCGATGCCACAAAATCCCGGGCGTTCTCGCCGTAGTTCACCGAGAACTCCAGGGCTTTCTGGTTCAACGCGGCCAGCGCATCTTCGGCCACGCCCAGGGACTTGACCTCGCCCAGGGCGCGGTTCATCTCCAGCGCCGGCTGCAATGACTGGTTGATACCGACAAATGCCCCCGTCACACCCGCCAGGCCCAGGCCCATGGTCTTGATGTTCTTTTCGCTTTGCTCGGTCAGCTCAGAAAAGCCCATCTTCACCTTGCCCAGGGGCGCGGTGATTTTGTCGGTCAGGGCCAGGATAAAGTCCAGGCGGGCGCTACGATCGGCCATATGGTTGCTATCCGTTTAACGCCAGGGCGATACCGCTTGCGACGGCAAATCCCATACGTTTCCAATACTCATCATCCAGCCACTTGGCCGTGCCCATGTTTTCAATGCTGGGCTCGGCGCCGGGTAGCCAACGGTTGGTCAGGGCCAGCAACTGGCCCAGGCCGTCTTCGGTCAGGCGTTCAGCGTGCTCGAGGGCTTTTTTACGATGATCTCGACGTCAGGCGCGTACTCCTCAAGCAGCGCGCCAGCGATTTGCATGGTCATCACCGGGTTAGCCAACACTTCGCGCAGCTCGGCCTTTTCCGCCGGCAATACGGTGCTGCTCAGCAGGTTGAAGGACGGCGCGACCTTGTTATTGGCGGTCATGGCGTTGAAATACTTGGTCACGTCCTGGGGTGTGAGGGTGAAGGTGAATTCCTTGGTACCGACTTCCAGGGTGATGTCGCGGGCTTGGGTCTGGCTCATTGTTCGTATCCGTTTTGAGGGTGGTTTAAAGGGGTGTTTCAGATCAACGCAGGCACACCTGGTGCACGTAGTCCTGCAGGCCCAGGATCATTTGCTTACTGAGGGCAAGCTGATCTATGAGGGTGAAATAATCCGATCGAGCGTCTGTTGCGAGTTCGGCGGTGGCAGGAGCAGCCACGCCGCCGGCGCTGGTTTTTTCGGTACTGGCTGCGCTGCAGGTGGCGTTGAGGCGCAGCCGCTGATGACCAGCGTCAACAGACCTACGCAGCTCAAGGTTCGAAGCGCGTTCATTGTTTAATTCCAGGGTGCGTTTAAGGTCGCTCGCGTCACGCTCGGCCAGCATCTCGCCGCTGATCCGCGCCGCTTCGCGCAGGCCGGTCACTTCGACCAGGGCGGTGTCACGTTCCTGGCGGGCGCTATCGCGCTGCCCTTCCAGGATGTCGAAGGCGACAAATGCCGCCAGGCACAGCGCCAGGACAAAAAGGGTGTCGCGCATCACTAGCCCTCCGCACACAGCGCGGCTTCGGCGCGCCGGCGAGCGTGCAGCCCGGGGACAAACACCTTTTTGCCCTGGGCGGTGGTGACAAATGCCCATACCGGGGTTTTGCCATCCGGCGCCCAGGCCAGTGCCTGGCACCCTTCCTTGATACGGCCGGCATTGATCAGGCCGACTGCACGACTGGCGCAGGTGCTGGGCGTGCCAAAGTTGTGGCCATGGCTGCTTAGGGCGTCGAAGGTGTTCTGGCCGATCGCCGGATTGGTCAGGCAGTCCGCCAGGGCCAGTTGGCCTTTTTCGATCACCAGGTGCTCCACCTCGGCGCAACGATCCGGCGACCAGTAGTCACCAACCACCAGCGGATAGGGGCTGGTGTAACGGGTGATTCCTTTGCATACAGTCGGCAGGCCCAGGGCCAACTTGTCGGCATACACGGTGTTTTGCCCGTTGCCTTCCCAGGTGCCCAGGAACACCACCAGCGTGGAGCTGCACAGGGCAATGGCGCCGGCGGCGATTTTGCCGCGCAGGCTCATGGGAACAGGATCCGCAACAGGGCTGGCCCGACCATCTGCGCGACCACACCCAGCACAGTCAGCACCGCCAACATGCGGGTGACCTTGGTGCCGATATCGGACACGGTGGCGGTCAGCTCGCGCTGGCCGTCGTTCAGATCGGAGAGCTGCACAGCCATGTGTTCGAATTCGCCTTCCAATCGCGTGACACGGGTCGGCACGGTTTCGTGTCGTAACTCCAGGTCACTGACGCGGTGTTCAAGCACTGCGACGCGGCTTTCAAAGGGGCTTTTGGGCTTGGTGCGTGTGGTCATCGGCGCTGTCCTTGCTCAATAAGGGATTGGCACGGCACGCAGCGGGTGATTCCGCCCAGTGCCTGGCGCTTTTGCGGGATCGGCATATCGCAGTCTTTGCAGTCGCTTAGGCTCGGCCCCGAAGGGCGTGGACGAGCGAGCTGGGCCTGAATCGACCGCTCGCGCTCCAGCTCCTCGATCTTCTTTGCGTCGTCGAGCCAGTCGCCCATCAGCGCAGCCCCTCGATCTCAGCAGCAGCCAGATACGGCACGCCATTGACGCGGATAAAGTCCGGGCTGGTGACCTCAAACGGCACCTTGTGCTTGGACTTCTCGCCGCCTTTCGGGTCAACGCTCAGCAGGCTGGAGACCTTCAACTTGCAGCCGAAGGCCTCGATACGCAGCTCTTCATCGCCGGCCTTGGCAAAAAACACCGAGTCGAACGGCTCCAACTGGCGAAAGCTGCCGGCAGTGCGGGCGGCCTCGATCAGCAGGTTGAAGTTGCTGGTGTCGAATTCGAACTCACCACTGGCTGCCACGTCGCCGTCGACGTGCCCATTGGGCACGCCCCGCGATTGCGCCACGGCGGTGTTGTCGGTGATATCCAGGGTGCAGCTTTCGATATGGATCTGCAGGTCGCCCAGGTTGATATCGAAGTTTTTACCGCCAATACGGGACATACGGGATTACTCCGAATCGTCGTTGGAAAGGTCCAGGGCGATATTCGCCGTGAGGTCTTTCGGGCAATTGAGGGGCTTGATCTTGATGTACACCTCGACCTTGGTTTTGGTGTGCCAGACCAGCTGGATATCGCCGTCCTTGGGTGATTCGATCTCGCCCGGGAACACCTGGCCGGCAAAGATCGTGGACTTGGCCATCACGCGCAGCGGCTTCATAAAAGCGCTGACAGCGGCGGCCATGCTGTTGGCCGAGTTGTTCAGGCGTCGATCGGCAACCCGCAGGATCAGCAGCGGGCGCACCTGGCGAGCGGCCTTGTCGACCAGGCGCAGGTACTCGACCACCTGGAAGTCGCTCGCCGGCGCATCGAGCATGTTGCCGTCGCCCCAGAACACACCTGGGTAGTCGGAGTAGGTTTGCGAGACGGAAAAACGCGCCTTGTCGAGTTCCGAGCGAATGGCCGAAGGGAGCGGCACGCCGTCTTTATCCTTGGGCACGGCGCCCAGGGCCAACACGGCGCCGCTGGCTACACGCATGGGGCTATCCGCAATGCTGACCGCCGCATTCGCCAGGCGCCCGGCCAGCACGCCCTGGTCATTACCGTGCAACTGGGGCACGACCAGGACGCGCGGCGCGGCCAGATCTTTGGTGATCGCTTTTTGCTGGGCCAGGTAGTCGGCCCAGGTCTGTTCGGCAGTAATGCCGGCAGTGCTGGCCATCACAAACAAACGCCGCCCGTAGGTGTTGCTGACAGCGATTGCGGCGTCATGCATGGCGGACAACTCCGGCCCAGCGGTCACCGGTTTGGTGATCACCACCGCCTCCACGGAATAGCCCTGCTGCTGGGCCTTTTCCAAGGCTGGGAGCCAGTCGCCATCGGCAGCCAGCGGCGCGGCCAGGCAGGCCCAGCGATCACCGCCATTGGCCTTGGCCGCTGCCACCTGGGTTTTCAGGTCGCTAGGGGGCAGGCCCAGCAGCGCGTCCAGGTCGCTGTCGGTGTTCAGGGCGATCAGGCTGCCGGCGCTTTTTGCGCCGGCGCCGATGATCATGAAATAGCGCTCGATCTCGGTCACGGCACCCTGGCCGAGGTTGAGATTGTTAACGCTGACTTTGCCAAGTGCCATGCAGTGCCTCGTTATTTGGAAGAGTTGAGGATTTGTTCCAGCACCTGGTTAACCAGCAGGCTGGTGTCCCGATCGGTACTGACGCCGAGGAACTGGCGCTTTGGCAGGGTGATTTCCCAGCTTTGCGCGCCGCTGCCCTCGGCCTTTTCGTCGGACAGGATGCGAATCAGCAGGCCTGCCTTGGCGTAGTTCACGTGTTCTTGAATCCAGGCCACGGAGGGCCGCGACAGGCTTTTCTTGCCCTTCTGGCGCACCTTGAAACCCAGGCGGCGCAGGCGCTTGGCCTGCTTGTCGGTCGCGGCCAGTCCCTCGGGCACCTTGTTCCAGCGGCGCATGTGCGTAGCGGTCCGGCGTTCAGAGGCGCCGTGGTGTTGCTGCGCGGCGACCCAGCCGGTCAAGCCGTTGCGCCATCCCAAGGTGGCGGCGTCGGGGCTGACATTGGTGACCTGGAGCAATTTGCCCAGGCCGGCCTCCATCTTCTTTTTGCCCTTGCCGTCGCCCTTGCGCGCTTCGAAGGGCGAACCGTCCAGGTTGCGCTGCTCGCGAATCCGCTTGCGGCTCATGGTGCGTACGCGCTTGGTCACGTTGTTGAGCAAGCGCCGGCGCAGTTGCGGCGGCAGGCTCAGCAGGGCCAACTGCTCACGCACGCCGAGGTGGCCACGTACATCCAGCTCGAACGTGCTACGCGCCACCGCCGCGGACCTCGCCCTGTTCAGCCGTCCACAGCTCAAAGTCGATCAAGCCCCAGGTTTTGCCAAAGGCCTCGACCTTGCCGTTGGGGTCTTCGGCCAGGTGCTGCGCCTCGACAAACTCCAGGGTCAGTTCCACGTCGGCTTCGTCCGGGGTGATCTGGTCGACGGCAAACGTCGGCGCCGGCAGATCGTCATCCCGATCGGGATCGTTGGATTCCAGCCAGCCGCCCAGCAGCGCCATCAGCAAGGCCGGGTTGCCGGCGAAACGCTCGATCACCACCACGGCGCGATAACGCATATCGCCCATGTGCAGGCCTTGGGTGGTGTCCTTCCAGATCAGATCGAGGTTGACCTGTTCGGCCCAGCTGTCGATTTGCTCGGGCATCACCAGGTCGAGGTTGATCAGGTAGGTGGTCAGGGCGCGCAGCTTGTTCATTGCAGCGCCGCCGTGATGCGGCCACGGCCCTGCAGCGAGCGCACAGCCTGTTGGCTGAAGGCAAGGAAGGTCTCCGGCCGATCGGGCAATTCCTTGCCCAGGTTCTCGGCGCTGTCGCGGCGGATGATGGTCACGAACTGCGTCAGCAAACTGGCCTTGGCCCGGCAATACACGGCGCGCTTGTACGTCGCTGCTTGAAATGTGCGCTCGGGCAGCACCATGGGGTCAGCAGATTCCAAGGTGACGGCGCCCGCGTTCTGCCAACGCGCTTTGCACTTGGCCAAGTCGCGGTTGACCTCGGTCATGGCCGTGGTCAATTCAGCGGTCAGCAGTTCCACCAGGTATTCCGCCGGCAGGCGATAGCCCTTCTGAAACTCGGCCACATCGAGGTTCGGCCAGAAGCCGTCGTTCTCGATCGCCAGTTCCACACGCGTGGTCGGTTTACCTGAAAAGCTCATGCTGATCGCTCAAATAGGGCGGGGAGCCTGTTTTCAGTGGGACAGTCCATAAATGGGCGGCTCACTTCCACAAGTCCCCGCTGGGGGGGGTAGTCGGTTATTGGGTGGCCGGGGTAGCGGCCGCTTGTTTTGCCAAGGCCTTGCGGACCTTGTCGATGCGGGTGTCGTTGCCGGCCTGGGCGTAAAGCTCAGTCGAGCGCTCCAGGTGCTTGAGTGCGACCTCAAGCTGCCCTTCCTCCATGGCGCGCATGCCGATCAACTTGTGGTACTTGCTCGGGATCTGCTCCGTCAGATCCCATTCGCCGTCGACACGCGGCAGCAGGTCGGACAGGTACGGTTCCGGGCTGCGATTGGCTTTGTATTCGGCGTAGGCCCACTCGCAAATCGCGTCTGCGACAAAGGTCTGGATGTCACGGCGCTTGAAGCGCTCCGGCATCTGCTGGCCCTGTTCCATCAGGAAGTCGGCCAGCTCCAGGGCGTCTTCGAACTGCCCGGTATCGAACAGCCAGACCATCACCTGCACCGCCACGCGGTTAGGGAAATTCAGCTCCGATTCGCAGTAGCGCTGGACGTATTCCTGGTACTTGGGCAGCAGCTCTTCGCGCTTGAGGGTTTGCCGTCCGGCCAGCCCCTTGATGTCGCTGATGCGTGCCAGGTCCTGGTCCAACGCGGCTTCTTGCAACATGAGGTGCTTGCGTGCATTGGCGGGGCTGCTCAGGGCATCGCCGGGGGTATAGGCCATGCCTGCAGCAGCGGCGAGCGCCGCCACTGCCGTGCTGCCCAAGGCCAGGACGCGGCGCTTGTGCGCCAGGGCCAGACTCACGCCAACAGCTCCACGTTTTCGGTCAAGGCGATCTTTTCGAGCTGCTCGATCACATAACCTTCGTTGCGGCTGTTGTAGTCCTCGACGCGGGAGCGCTTCGGGTTCTCGATCGTCTGCTTGCGCCAGCTTGTGTCCTGGTAGTAGATCGAGAGGTTGTCCCAACTGGTGACCAGCACCGCGTTAACCGGGAAGTTCGGCACGCTGAACGCCGGCAGGCCGCCATAGGTCGCGATGACCTGGGCGTTTTCGATGCGCTCTTTTTCGGTCGGCGTGTCACCCTGCTTGGTGTACAGCTTGGCCTTGTCGGACGCGAGCAAGTCGGTGCCGATGATCGCCACCAGGTCGCC